AATAATATTTCATTTCTTTTAGGTAAAGTTTCATTTACAATATACGAGTAATATTTATTATCTTTCTTTTTAAATCCTGAAACCACTAAATCTTGCCATGTGCTTTCTGCTGAAGCACTTGTTGATACATATGCTGGTATTGGCGCTCCATTATCACTATCGGTTGTTATTGATTCTACAGACCACCCTGTATCTCCTTCATAGTTTAATGTTCTAAAATATTTTACAGTTGATGGAGGTCTGTTAAATATTAAATCAACCGTTGAGGCGGATGTAGTTGCCCCATAAAAAGAGCCTCTATTTGCATCTAAATCATAATGTTTATATAAATCATTTATACCATATGTATAAAAATCTGCATCTATGCTACCTCCAAATGATGGTTTGTAATTATAAAAAGAAGACCAGCCATTAATATCTTCGTCAAAAGTAACCGTTTGAAATCCTCCTGTAAAGTCCCTTAAGTGAACGGTTATTATATCTCCCGCTGCAGGCGCCTGAACTAATGTTACGACTCCTGTGCTTGTATTGTAAGTATATTCAGTTCCTGCTGTTAAAGGTATTGTTGCACTAAAATTTTGTTGAAACACTTCTATTTGAGATATATCTGTGGGATCTGGTAAATTTATTGTTGCAAAGTCTTTATCTACAATGCTAAATGCTAAAGAAAAAGTAGCTGTACTTCCATCACAATCAAAAGTGTTTGTTATATTATCTTCTTGCAATGATAATACATATTTTTTTCTATTGTTATCCCATATTCCTATTACAGAATCAATAAGTTTTAAGCTTGTTTTAAAATAATCACGCATACCAAAATTAGATATTTCAGTAATACCATCTCTTGATAATCTTAAAACAACCCCATTGTTTTTATCTACAAAATATTTTCTGCCTGCATGATAAGCAAAACTTTCAGGGTTTTTACTTATTCCGTAATTACCAGTATATGCAACAACCTGTCCTAGTACTTGATCTGACGATGTTACTTGAGGGTCTCCTTCTGCTGTAAATATAATGTCTTTGTCTATAAGTATGTTATGCACTTTGTTTTCTTGAAAAACATTTAAGTTGTTATCTTCTGCAAATAATTTTTGTATTGACCCAAATGATGAATCAATTGATTTTGTATTTGGAATAGCAGGATTAAATTGATTTATTTCATTTGTTCTTGTTCTTCCATTATATATACCTGAATATATAAGTGAAGCTTCTCTTGTTTCGGGTGTATATTCATTATCTGTTATTGCTGCTCGTACACCAAAATCTACTGTTTTTCCGTTAAAAGCACCTCTTATTCTTGATTCTTCTATGTGCCAGTTTTTTACTACTACTAATATTGATACTCCATTACCAGGAGCAGATGTAAATGTAATTACTCTTGTTTTGTTTGAATAAACATAAGCTGTTGCAGCTACTAATACATTGTCATGATAAACTTGGAATTCTGATTCTGAATTTGGTACCGCGTATACAGTTCCTCCGCTTTCTTCTGCAATAGTAAACGTTGTATCGCTATCATCACCAGTTCCAACTACTTGATGAGTAACTTCAGAACTCTTTATAACAAAGGTGTTAAAGTATTTAATTTCAAGTGTTACTGCCATAGTTTTATTATTACGTTTATTATCAAAATATTAACTTGAAGAGTTTGTAAAACTAATAATGCCAAATACAACGTCTCCTTGAGAATCAGGGTTAGCTGTTAAATTAATTTCTGTAGTACCTATAGTTGTTGAATATGAATTACCGCCTACAGTACGTGTCCCTTTACCTGTAAACCTTATTGTAAACGTTTCATTACCTGTTCCTAAAAGAGGAGAACTTGTTACCGCAGCTACATCATTGTTTCTTACATTGCTACTATTTAAAGCTACAGATACCGCTGTGCTTGTTGTATTGTCTTTTTGAATTGTAATTGCTACATCTGTTGTTTGGTTAAGAGTTCCATTTATTGATAATCCTGTAGATACATAAGATTGATCAGATGATATTGTAACCCCGTTTACTGAAATAGCGGTTACTCTTGGAGTTCCTCCTGTATTAGCTTCAGTGCTTAAGTACATATTAACATAAGACCTAAGCCCATCTGGCACGTTTGCTTGTATTGTTGATGTTGGCAGTAAGGTTAAAATTGTATCTCCTGAAGATAAAGTAGGAGTTGGAATATCAAAAGTAGCTTCTGAATGTCCTCCTTGAATATATATATTGCCTATAGAGCTACCGCTTCCACGGTTTATAGTTGGCACGCCGCTAAATTTATAACCTGATACTGACGTTATTGTTATCGTATTACCTCCAATTCCAAATGCGGTATTACCACTTCCAAACTGATCTCCCGTACCACCAAAACCTGTATTTATATATGTAGGACTTACTGTATATCCTGAATTTTGTGCTACAAAATATGCATCATTTGCAGATTGATAAGTTGTGTTTGCTGATATTTTAAAAGTATAATTTATATTACCTCCTACAGCTTGATTTGGATGCGTTCCGCTAAAACTAATTGTAACTGCATTTCCTGAGCCCTCTGCTATTACTTGAGTAAAAGGACTTGTATTGTCTTCTACTGACACATTTGTAGTAGCGCTAAGATTTACGCTTGGATGAGTTACAGTAAATGTCATTTGACTTGTAAAAGAAGTTCCAATATCGGATGTAGCATACGTTAATGTTTTAGATGTTGCATCAACTGTAATACCACTAGCTAGGTCATTATTACTATTTGACATTGTTATTGTAGCATTTTGTGCACAAGCTGTTACTTGTAAAGCTACAGTTGCAGAAACAAATGCGTTTCCTTTTTCTAATGTTGTAACAGATGCCGTACTTCCTGCTACGCTTCCATCTACAGTTGCTTTTTCATTAAACGCTGCTACTACTATACTCCCTGCAGAAGTTGTACCTGTTATATCGTTACATGACCCTTGTCCTGTTAATCTTAATATATATCCACTTACTATTGATGCACTAATTTTTGATGCTGTTGCAGAATTACTTGTTATTTCAAAAAACTTACCATTTGTAAAGTAATTTCTTAAATCTATATCTGTTGACCCAGTAATTACAGTTGACTGTGTTGGTATACTACCAATAGTTAATGTAGGTTGTATACTTGGTTGAACTATGTTGTATGTAAAGTCCGCAGCATTTGGATTTGTAAAGGTAGATCCTGGAGTTATATTTAAAGTTAATGTTCTTAAAGTTGCAACTGTAACTGTTGTTAAATTTGTTGAAGCATTATTAGTAAGAGCATTACTTCCTAATTTTACACTATTTAAAGAATCTCCTTGCTGAATTGTTCCTTGTGTAAATACAGCGTTTTCTGCTATAGAAAACCCTGTGGGTATTGCATTTACTGGTACTGTATATGTAACTGAAGCTGGTGCGGCTGGCTGTATAACGTTTTTTACAGCTGTGTATAAATAATCTGTTGAAGCAGAATTACTAAATCCACTTGTAGGTATTTGTATTCTTATAGTATTACTAGCGGCACCATATGTTGTAACTGTACCATCAGATCTTCCTAAAGCTACCGATACAGTATTCGAGTTACTTGAATTTGCTGCAACAGTTCCTGCATATAAAACTTCAGGCGAATTTCCTGCAACAGTTGTAACAGTACCACTATGATTTACACTTATACTACCTGTCCAGTCAGAAACTTGAAATAAACCAAGCGCAGGAGTTGTAATTTGTATTGGCCCTTGTATTGTAGTTCCTTCTGAGTTTGTTGCAAAAGCCCATACATAAAATAATGTATTTAACGCTGCATCTGTTTTATTATGAGTAAATGTATGAGGTATACTTGAACTATTTTTAGCTTCTTCTGTTGCGTTAGCGAACACATCTGTTGTTCCTATTTTAAACCCTCTTGCAGAAACAGTTGCATTACCGCTATTACTTATAGTTGCTGAAACTGTAAATTCTGCTGCTGAGCTTGATGTAGCACTAGTTGATGATAATGATAAATCTGAAAATATAGGTGTTGTTGTACTAAGACCTCCTGTAGCCGCTTGCGTAGCAGTCGCGCTCATAATTATGTTTTGTCCAGCATTAGTATATCCGTTTGGAGCAGTTATAGTTAATTGAGCTGTTCTTGTAGTACCTGTGCTTACACGATTATAATCAAACCCTACAGTTTGACTTGCATCCGTAGTTGCATTAACATATACTACTGATTGTAACGAACCTAAATTTATACTTGGAGCAGTTATAGTTCCATCTGCTGCAACCGCAAAACTAGACACTGTTACACTTGCTGAAGTAAACGCTCCTGTTTCTAAAGCATTCAACTCGTTTATCAAACCGGTAGTTGAGGTTTCAAAATAAATGTTTATTTCACTTTCAATAGGTTTAGTTTCAAATACTGCTAAATCTATATACTTGGCTCTTTTTATATATGATGTAACGCTAAGATCAGGTTTTGCTCCATTATCAGTACCAGTAGTATCGGTAAATAACATTCTTACTCCATGAATATCTGAATCATTTGACGTTTCTCCATAAGGAGGTAACTGAGCTATTAAATGATTATTTTCTCTTTGGTAAAATGGTCCTCCTGCATCATCAGTAAGTGAAGATGATCTTATATATTCTTGAACTGTATTTATATTAATCGATTTAAAATCACTTAATTTACCTATTCCAGTTATTGGTATTTCATCTTCTGCTGATAATAACTGTATTCTTTTTTCAGAATTAAACGCAATTTGCTTTGCTATTTGTCCTGACGAGGCGTCGGTAACTTCTGAATCAGCAAATCCTGTTTGACTACTTGAATTTGCTACAGTATTAAATGTTAATTGCGTTACTTCTAAAAATCCTACATCAGCATCTGCATTTAATTCCGGAAAAGTTAAAGACCATATATATTGTTTTTTACGCGCTTCAAGCGAAACAGAAGTTAAAGTGCTATCAAAAGTTGACGTGTTGGTTATAGTACTAGTACATGGTCTATATTTAAAAGTTCTAGCAGAAGAAGTATCCCTATTAAAAATCATGTATTGGTTACACGAAAATACCATTGCATTTGAATCTGTTAAAATTCCACCCGTAGTTGCGCTTCTTGTTCCTGTAGTTGTAGTCGTAGTTGTATAAAAAGCTGTATTTATAACTTTTGGAAATAATACTGTATCTGATCTAGCTATAGAATTATCTGCAGAAATAGTTTCCATTAATCTTGGAATTTTATTTATATTATCTCCAAATAATGTTATATAAGAATTATTGTCAACAATTGTTGCTCCGGGGGTGTATACATTGTAATATTCTTGTTCTAATTGTTTTACAACAATTCTATATGAATACCAACCATATGGATTGTATGTTGCATAAATACCGCTATCAAGTTCATTAGAATAAACATCTGTATCTGGTATTAATTTACCGCTTTGTGCATTAAATGTTATTTTTAAATTATCTCCTACCCAGCTATTAAACTCTGCTGCTGTTGTTCTAGCAGGCACTGTAACTATAGAATTTGATGCTGTAGAAGGCAATATAACAGGTGATTGTCTACCAAAAATATCAGCTAAAACAATTCCTATTTGATATGTTCTTCTTTGCTTTAAAGAACTATCAAGGTATTCATGATTTGCTAATACTACTGTTATTGCTGCCCCTGTTGCAGGAGCGGTTGTAAATGTTACAACACCTGTAGTTGGCGCATATGCATAATCTGTAGCTGTTACTAATACATCATTTATATATATGTTAAATTGATCTTTATTTGTAGGAGGTATACTTGTAGAGCCACGTGTTGGTGATTTTAATGTTAATGTAAACGCTGTAGTGCTATTATCACCTGTAAAAGTTTGTGTTCCTTTTGCTCCAAATGAAACAGTATAGTCTAATGTTGGAACAGTTGTATTTTGTGAATAATTACCAAAAACTAGTCTATTACCTACAATATCTAAAGCTTTTGCTTTTGTAGGTACGTTATCAAAAACTCTTGTTATTTGGTCTTCTGGTAATGTTTCTTGAGGAGTGTCTGATTTATATGTATAAGTATAAAATGTTGCACTAATATCTGCATCGGTTAATGTTTTAGTTTCAACTATTCTTGCTACAGTGCTATCAGATTCTTTAATAATAATTTCAACTTCTTTTATTTCAAAATCTGCATTAGGATTTATACTAGGTAATTCAATACCTAAAACAGCGGTATTTATGTGATTTATCATACCATCTAACTCTGTAGCTTGATATGCTCTTGCCTCCGCTGCCTCATTAAATGTGCCGTATTCAGTGCCTGACTTGTAAGAATGTTGAAAAGCTATTTGAGTAAAGGGAGCTAATACTGAATATTCATTATCATTAAATTTATATCTGTATGAAAATCTTACAAATTCTTCTTCTATATAATCGTTATTAAGCGTTGCATCATTGCTCATTGTAGATGTGCCGGCTATATCATTTTCTGTCATAAACACAACAGGCGTATAGGGAGCATACTTAGCTAAACTTATTTTTAATTCATTATTATAAAAAGCTGTATCCCCAATTGCTTTTACTACATTAATTCTTCTAGGTTGATTTTTATTGTCTGTCCAAAACAATAAATCATCTATCATTGCAACTCCTGTTATTTTATATTTTTTGCTAAATTTTAAAAATCTTCCAGTAACAATTGCTTTTGCTGTTTTAAAAGTAGCGCTAGCAGGATTTGCATCATAATAATAAATAGCATGAAAGCGCGGATTAGTTACAGTTGAATCTATATACCAGTCTGTAGCCGATAAATCATTATTATCAGTAACAAACCAATATATACGTTTATTTTTTTCATCAAAATACGTTCCTATTACATCAATATCTGTTGAAAGACCTAATGTTGTGTGAGCTATTGTATTACCAGCAGCGTTTTGTATAACACCTACATTTGAACCATCAGGTTTTAATACTTCAATATTTTGCGCATCTCTGTATTCTCCCTCTGGTAGAAGTCTATCGTCCAGGTCTTTATTCATTTTCCCCCCAAGGAAAGTATTTTTGATTTCTGGCATTTATCTAGTGTTTAATCTGTTTAGATTTATTTCTCATTGTAGCTGCAATTTCAGCAAGCTTAACATTTGAAAGTCTTAGCTTAGCATTTCTCATAGCCGCTCTACGCTCTCTTTTAAATCTATTTACAATGTATTCAGGAACATTTTGTTTTGAAGATAAAATAGCGTAAGCAACATGCTTGTATAATGCTTCCTCTGCCATTTTATGTATTTGCATTTCTGCATCAGTACCTAAGCCGTCTGATATATAATGAAGAGTTAGCGTTTTTTCTGATAAGTTACTGCTAAATCCAAATTGCCCATTTGCCTCATCATTTACAAATACGCCATTAACTTGTAAATGTTCTGGATGACTTCCATATCTTCTACCAAACCCTATTATACTATCGCTGTAATCTGAATTGTGTGTAAAGTAATCATTTGCACTAGAAGAACCTAATGCTGCGTTTGTTTCAATTCCTTCAAATAAAGGTATTGTTTGACTATCTGCTTGCAATAATGAATTATCATTATCATATAAATATTCTCCGTCTGTATCTTGTAATGCTGTTTGTGAAGGTCTAGAAGTTTGGTTCGTAGGATATATACGTCTTTCTAATCCATTATCATCTATCCAAGATAGTTTTACATAATTAACATAATCTTGAGGCATTGGCACAACTAATGTAGTAGGAATTGAAACTTCAAATATTTTTTCAACTCTTGAAACATCGTAACTAAATTCTTGGATTGCTCTTTTTGCATGAAATAATATATCTTGTTTTGTAGTGTGATCAATAATTTTTCCATCCCCTACATACCCTACTAAAAAGTTATTTACTATATCCGCTAAAGATATATATCTATAATTACCTGTATTTTGATCTTGTAGTAAAACTTTTATTACAGCCCCGTTTGCTGGTGCTGTTGTAAATGTAATTACCCCTGAGCTGCTATTATAGCTATGTAAATCATCATCAACCTCTAGTCCTGCTATAAAAATTCTAAAAACAGATTCAGCTGTTGGTAAAGGAGTAAGCGTTAATGTAAATGTTGTAGTACTTCCGTCTCCTGTAAATAGCTGTGAACCTTCGTAATATTCTCTTGCTGATTGTGTAATTAGTCCCATTTATTATGTATTTTCTTGATTAATTTTTTGCACTTCTTCTTGTTTAGCAATTTGAACCACATTAGGATCTTTAATAGTAACTCCAGCTAAAGACAATATTTTAATTATTAAAGGTACTTCTTCAGAGTCATGGAGTTGAAAATTTATTGATGACCCACTTGCATAAGCCATATCTCCATAAGTAGCTCCTGAAGTAAATGCCCAAGTTGGGTCTGCTGGTTTAAAAAGATAATCTAAAGTAGCTGATGATATAGTATCGGGAAGCACATATATATTAGAACCTTGTTTATAATATATTGGAAATGAAGTGCTTGGTGCTGTTAATTTTGAAGATGTAACTTGTGGCAAATCTGATTTTTGTATTTCTTGTATTTCTGTAGCTCTTGAATCTGTGCTGATCATTATACATCTATATAAATTTGAAGGAGTAGAGGCTATGCCGCTTGAGAAAGTTAATGTTGCCGATGTAGAAAATACATCTATTTTTTCTTTTGTGCTTTTAGCAAGATTTGCATATTCATCATTTATTGTGCCTGTTTCTTTTCTTGTTAAATATCTGTTGTAGTCAGAAAAAGATTTTTCAAATAAATCAAGTTGTGCCATTCGGGCAAACCTATTATATTGATCAGGTGTCATGAATCCTCGTTGCTCTCTATTAAGAAGAGATAGTACGGTTCTATATACTGTATTTACATTTATGGCCATATTATTATTTATTATAGCCTTAGGCCCAATTAAGGGCCGTGACTATTATTGACTATTTTAATCTTTTTTCAACAGCTGTATAAACTTCAACTCCTTCATCGGTTTTAAAGAATGCTGTTAAAGCAGAATATGGATTTTCTTCATAAGGAACTGTAACTAATTTTTTATTACTTGATCCCCAGGTAAATGTTCTTTGATCCGCTGAAAGTTTAATAATACCTGCTTCAACTGCTCTAATACCCATATTTCTAATATTTATGTTTTCATCAGAAGCTAATTCTAAGAACATTCTAGGATCTTTCTTAGCTAGATTAATCAAATCACGTTTAAGTTCCTTAGAAGTCATCTGAGACGCTTTATTTCCAACTTCTGTACGCACTATAGCTTCAATCTGGTCAATATCCATGTCCATTGCTATGTTTAAAGCATCAACTTCCATTTCAATAAAGTCTAATTCATCCTCTGCTCGTGCTGCTGGATCAAATTCAAAAAACAATCCATTTCTTTGTGGATGATATAACGATAAAAGTTTTTGTAGTGTTTGTTTAGATTTTGGTACAGTTAACCGCCCGTCTTCAAAAGTTATATGTTCTAATTTTGAATCTCCTACAAACTCATCTACAAACGGTGTTTTTTGATTTGTTGTATATTTTAATTCTCTTTCATATCCTTTTTCTTCATCAAAATAGTATATGTTAGAGCTTTTTATTGTATAAGTAAGTGGTGATAAACCATCTTTTAAGACATATATTCTGTCTTTTAACGGCCAAGTAGGGTTTTTTACTACTGGCTCTTGTTTAATAATTTCTTTAACAGGTGCTTCTGCAACGACTGTTTCTGTGCTCTTTTGAGCTTTTGTTTTTTTATTCATGATATAATATAATATAAGTTAGTAAAAAGTAAAGCTAGGGCACTAATACAATGCCCTGCTCTACTAAGAAAAATTTAAGAAGTTAATAACATAAAGTTGTTTGCACCTTGTGTAATTAAACATCTTTCTGATAGGTAGTGAACCTCCATTGCATCTAAATCTGAACTGAAGTTTCCTCCAACTGATCCAGTTGTCCAAGATTTCATTTTTCTATCGTCAGTTTGAGAAGCTCTATATCTTACGTGTAAGAAAGGTCTTTTAATATTTTTACCAAGAATTTGGTCATAAATAGTAGATGTACCTGCTGGTACAATTACACCTCTTATATCGTTTTCAATAATACCTCTTGTTGAACCGTCATTTAAGTATTTCCAGTCAGTTTTGTAGAAGTCATAAGAACCTCTTCTAAAACCAGAAAAACCTAAGTTAAGCGCCATATCTTCGCTGTTAGAAAATACACCATAAGATGTACCACCTGCACCGTAAGAATTTTGCGTTGCTAACATATCATCAATTGCTAGAGATACATCTCTATTAATAAATAACATGTTTTCTTCAATTGCTCCTTGAGCGTCAAACTTCTTAAGAATGTTATCAAACGAACCTAAGTCATCTGTTGGCGATGTTCCTGCGATACCTGTTGTGATGTGACCTCTTGCAGTTACTGCTGCAAAAAGACCTTCTGTACCTGCAGTATCGTCAGCTCCAGCAGTACCTAACTGTGAGTCAACACCCCCAGCTGATTTTGCTAATTCACCTTCGATCATTGCCATTTCAAGGTTATCCTCGAATCTTTGCCTTGTATCACCTTCGGCTTTTAAATACCATAGGTAACCAGACTGTCCTTGTTCTCCTGTTACTTCAACCCATCCAATTTGAGAAGAATCAGATCCTGAAACTTCGTACTTATCTTTAATGATAATTGGCTTGTTAGTTAAAGAAGCAAAAGATGGTTGTACTGCATTCGTTATTCCTGAAGTTCCTTTCTTAAATTCAGAACCATACACGAATAAGTCACACGTTGCTGTTCCGTCGTCATCAGTTGTTACGAAACCAGATACAGCACCAACAGTTGCACCTCCTGAATAAGGAATTGCAGTTAATGTTGTATTATCAGCTGCTACTGCAGAAACATATGCTTTAATTACTGTAGGAGAAGTTTGGTTATCGCTTAATACGATAGTTTGTCCAACTCTTACTGCGTGAGTTCCTGAAGATGCAATTGTAATTACACCGGTGTTAGCTACTGCTGCACCTGTGTATGATAAATGTAGTCTACCTTGCTCAGACCAAACTACTTGGTCAGAAGTCATAGGCATTTCAGCGCTTACCATTCTTAAGAAAGAAGCTATAGATCTGTTTCCAAATACTTCTACTTCTTGCTCATATAAGTCTGGTAAATACTGCTGAGACCAATCGTTTGAACCACCCGTAAATGATAGGTAGTTAGACGATAATGTCTGTTTAGCTGGTGCTGGCGTTGAGTTCAACGAGCCTCCAGCTGATGGAGTTATTGCTGCCATTTTATATTTTAATTTTAATTAATGATTATTTTTTTAATTTAATTCGTAGCTTACTGCTATCATCGCCTGATATTGCTCGTACTTTTATTCCTCCTGATTCAACAACTCCTGAACTAGTTTGTCGCGGATCCATATTTATATTTTTAGATTCTGATGCGATTTCCTTAACAGCTTCTGTTTTACCAAGTTGATAAAAATGATTTGCAATATTATCAGCGTTTTTAGCGGCAAATAATGCTTTATGATAACCATATCCATCTTTTAGAGTTCTGTTTTCGTCTAGGTAACTACCAATAACGTTCATAACATCCATTTGGGTATTTTTAACATTGTCAACATCTTTCAATTTATATTTAAATGTTTTATTATCAATGTTGAAATCAAAACCTTTGAATTCTTGATTGAAAACTTCATTTGTTTTTAGTTTAAATTGATTTGTCGCTTTTTCTTGTTGGTGAGCAATTTCTTGTTGCTCAGTATTGTATCTATTAAAAAAGTTTACAGCTTTTTGTTGATCAGTACTTAAACTGCCTGTGTTTTTAACTTCTTTATAGTATTGACTTTTTTGTCCTTCTAAATATTGTTTTGCTTTAGCTATCTCTTCCTTATAAGCTAATTCTTTTCTTTTAATATCTATTGGGTCATCTATTTCTTTGTCAAATGAATAATTATCGTCTATTAAAAAATTAACTTCATCTGATGTTAAGTGAGGTTTTGTAGTAGCATAATATTCTTTTATTAAATCTTTATTATCTAACCCCTCATAATTTTTATTTAGCCTTATATAATCTTCCATAGAACCTCCTGTTTCATTCATAAAATTAACAAGTTCTAAAACTCCTTCAGGTACATTTACTTCAGGTTGTTCTACAGTATTTGCTTCTTGAACAATTGGTTCTTCTTTAATCGGCTCTTTTTTTGTTTGTTCCGATTCTTCAACCTGTTCAATTATCGCTTCTTCTTTTTCTTGACTTTCTGCGGCAGGCTCTTCAGGCTGCGTTTCGTTTTTTTCTTGAACTTCTTCGCTAGCGCCGGATTCGTCGCGTACAAGAACCTCATCTGTGCTTTGCTCTTGAATGGCATCTTTTTCTTCTTTAGGTTTTCTTAAATCTACTTTAGTAACCGTTTCGGTTCCAGTATCAAGTCCCATTTTTTTAAGGACTTTGGTTTCTTTTTCAGCTGTAGACGGATTTTCGTCTTCTACAACCTTTGCTTTTATTTCTTCTGACATAATATAATATAATTGTTTTTATTCTTTTTATAAAGGTAAGAATAATTAACCTTATGCTCCTTGATATGCAACTATAGTTCCAGAGTTTACATCAATTTCAGTCCAACGACCATAAATTGTTACTCCTTTTGGAAAGGTTACGCTATCTACTACAAGGCCCGCTGCTCCAGCTCCTATGCCTTCAGTATTAACATAAGTTGTTGCGCTTTCTGCAACTAATCCACTTGCGCTATCAAAAACTGTATCCGATAACATTGTTATTGCTACCCATACATTTCCAGAAGTTGGTGTAATTGCTGCTGAACTTGCTGTTGTATATGCTGAACCGTTTATACTACCGGTCCAATCGTTTTTTACTACTTTTCCCATTTTTATTTATTTAATTATTACCTTGGTTCAAATTGTTCTAAACCAAATCCTCCTAAAGTATCAAACCCACTTGATTCAAAGTTTTTTGGCGGCGTATTATTTTTTCTTTGTTCTATTAACTCAGACTGTTGTGAAGCTTGAATTTTTGTTCTTTCATCTTTTCTATCTTCACGAAACTTATCTTTATCATTAATCACTCGTAAATCCATTTCTTTAAGCTTAACGTTTAATTGAAACTCATGAAGCATAAGCTCTTTTTTAATAGCAGCTTCTCTTTCTAATTTTTGAATATCAAATTGTGTTTGAGCTTGTCCCATTTTAACTTTATTTTCAGTCATTACCTGATTCTTTTGAATATCTACGGCAGCAGCAGCCTCAGCGGCTTTTGCATTAGACTCAGATTGTAACTCTATATTTCTTCTTGAAACAGCTTGATCTCTTTCTTGTTTTTTTCTTTTTCTTAATTTTAATAACTCATTTGCAAGTTTTAAATTTTTAATATTTCTTACATCAATTGCATCTTCAAGATTAATTTGTTCTTTCTGTAGAGAAACCTGTATATTGTTTTCCAGTAATTGTTTTTCTTCTTCATCGGGAGTTAATTCTAAAAATATTCCAAAATCATGTAAGTGCAGCTCTTCTACTTCTTCTAAATTAGCAACATTAAATCTTCCTAAAGAATTTATAAAAGAGTTTTTTGTATTAGCAAATTCTAAAACATCTGAAATACGTAAACTAATAGCTTCAGCTGTTTTTAATGAAAGATATAAACCAGATTGTAATACATGCCTCGTTGCGGTATTAGAGTTTGCTGCAGCTAATTTTTGCAAGCCTACTAAAGCATTTTTATCAGGTAATGATCCATCTCGCGCTTCATTTAATCCCGTAACATCTCTCATGTTTTGTAAATAATAATTATAAGCTGTAATTAAAGAAGATATTTTTCCACCTCCATTTCCGCTTTGTAATTCTTGAATAGGTACTCTTCCGTTGTTAAACTCCCCATCTTGCGTCATTGATCTTCCAATAACAGAACCTGTTTGAAAAAACATATTTAAAGCTTCTTGAGGATTATAATTAGTTCCATTACCTAAGTCAACCTCAGCTATTCCGTCTGCATCTAAAAATACTCCGTCAGGCACCATTCTTGATAACACTTGTTGTAATTTTAAATGTGTTAATTGAATCATATCTGCAAACGTTGTCATCCTGCTAACTAATGATTCTAATCTTCCTTTATACATTCTAGGAGCCACAATATTATATGACATTTGAACTTTAGTGGTGTCAGATTTAGGTCTTGTCATATTTTCTGCCATTTGCCAGCTTAAAATATTTTCACTACCTATTATTTTTGCTCCACAATATAAAACTTCAATAGCTCTATCTACTTTTTCAAATCTTGATCTTTGATCTGCAGGAGGATTAAAGCTATCATCTTTTTTAATTGCTTTTTTACCGCCTGACGTAGTTTCTTTAATTTTATATGTTTGATTTCTATAAGTTTTATATTCAAAATATAAAATATATACGTAACCATCGTCGTCCCCATCTAAAGCCCCATACGATTTATTATATAACAAAGCGCCTGAGCCTAATCCGTTATCTTCAATATTTTTAATTTCTTCATCTGTAATTTCAGGAAATTGTTTTTTAAGCTCAACTATACTTAATTTTTTTATTTCACCTACGTAATATAAATCGTCAAAGTAAGGCGATTCTGTAAAAGAATATACAATATCAGATGGGTCTACATAATTTATAGTTATACCTTCTGCTTTATTAAATCCATTTTTTACACACCCCATCCCTATAACAGCTATGTCATAATCAAGTCTTTTCTTAATTAGTTCATATTTGTTTTTTTCCATAACATTGTTTATAGCTTCCTCTTGCGCTATTTCAATACCTTGTTTATATTCTAATTGCATATGAACACTTAGTTCATTTTCATCATAAGGTAATTTAGTAGGGTCTGTTTTATAAACATTTACACCTAGTCTGCTTTGGACGGCGTCAATATATTCTTTTGACTTCATGTCTCGAAGTATATTTGACATATAGCTATTTCTTTTTTCTATTGAGCTAGGGTCCTGCGAATAAGCTTTTACATCATATGTTCTTTCTGCAATACCATTAACTACTATATCTACGAACTTAGGAATAATAGGTACAGGTTTCCAATCTAAATTTAAATAAGATAAATCTCCATTTATTGAAAGTTCATCTTTATATTTTTGTATTGATTGTTCACCTCTTGCATATAATCTTAATCTATGAAAGTTTTCACGATTAGATTGATACCTTGAAGTACCAGAATCTTTTTTAAACCATTCCGATTCAATAGCTCTTCCTATTTTCTTACCATATTCTATGCTAGCTTTTTCTGTGTCAGATACTGACATACTCGGAAATAATCCTGTTGGGTGTGACTTTGCCATTTACTTTAATATTTTTGATAAACTACCTTGGTTATTATATTTTTTAAATTCAAACTCTAATTTCTTTTTTGTTTTTACTACAGCGGGTGCATACATATTTTTATTACATGCCATAATTGCAAGCCCTGAACTTATTGCTGCATCAAACTTTGTTCTTTTATTTATATCAAACAAAGCCCAATCATTTAATGTACGATCAAAATATAAATCACCATAATTGTTATCTTCTTTTAATCCTACATGTTTGTCTATATATGATTCTATAGCTGCCGCGTGTGCTTGTCTAATATCTTCTGAGGAATTTGGTATACCTCCTACTTCTTTTTCTGTAACTGATAATTTATTATAATTTTTATCAGGTCTATTCATTGAATATCCTCTATAGCCTCTTCTTTTTAAATAATACAAAAGTCTTGGCTTATTGTTTTCTGCTAATAACGGCATTCCATAAAATACTAATGCCATTAATACATCTTCAAAAAACATTTCCGCTGTTGGCGGCCTTGATACATATTCAAGAAAAAAACTATTAGAAGGGGCTTCGTCTAAGCTAAACTTAGTCAATCCATGTAAAGCTCCTTTAGATCCTTGACCATCTGTCGTTCCGGATATATCGTAACTATCACATCCAAAAGCCCCTAAGTGTTCATTACCAGGATGCTTTCTTCCACTTCTATTAATTACAATGTTTTGCATATGTACAGGTGGTATCCAAGAAATATTAAATCTTCCTTTTAAGTCTGGCATAAAAATAACTTTGCTATCTTTTATTCCATTTTCCCATTGAAAGTTTCCTTTTGATACAAACCCAGATCCTTTTAAATCTCCATTGTAATCTATTTGTTCGTATATCTTTTGTAAATTAAATATACTATTTTTTGTTTCGTCTCTAAACGCATGTTCTTCAGTACGCGGGAATTGACGATAAAATTCATTTAATGCGTCTTGGTCGCCTTTAAGACCATCTGCTTCGTTTTGCCAATGTTCAATAACTCCTGTTCCAATTGTTTCTCCATAATTGTCGCGAGCGCTAGTATCTCCAGATTCAAAGACAGGCATTCCGCAATCGTCGATAAATCCTTCGTAGTTCCATTCCATAGGTATGAATAAGCTATATAATCCAGAGCTTGTTTGTCCATTCCTGTTTCGTTTAGTAACGTCTGAAGCATAATATAATTTTTTAAAGTTATCACCACCCTTATCCAGTGAATTTGATGTTGATCCCATCATACACTTTCCTATTATCCTACTTCCTAATCTTAGGGTTGTTTTTGTTACTCGCCAGTTATTTAATATATTATCTGGTCTTTCCCATTTACCAGATTCATCATGCACTAATAGTTTTAACTTTTCACCATCATAAGAGTTATCTCCTGTATTCTTCCAATCTATTGTTGTATCGAGCCCTTCGAGCGCCTCGGGCTTAGCGGAGCCAGTTGCACTGATGGATTTCCTTGTGAGCTTGGAGGCTGGTACCCTGAAGGCGAGCTCGGTCTTGGGACGGTCCATTCCGTCTTGTATTGGTTTGAAGAAAAAGGGGTAGTGTACTGATATGGGTACCACCTTGTCGGTAAACATCTTCTTTGCATCTGCACCACTCTTCGATAAGATTCCGAATCTAGAATCTGACGATATTGTGGCTTGGTTAACCGTCTCAGCACTTGACATGAATGAAAATCCGGAACGCCTATTTTTAAGGTAGCAAATTCCATAGCATCTTTGATCTGCCTTGCATGCCTCCCAGAATATGAAGAATAATCTGTTTGCTTCTCGAAAGTCTGGCTTCCCAACATCAATTTTGGACCACTGCAAGTACATATAATGAGTGCCAGTAATATAAGTGCTACAACCTTTGTTGCGAAACCAATAGCCTTCTTCCCTCCTGGTAAATTCTCTATCAATGTATGCATACCACTTTTCTTTTAATTCTTCTGGATAATTTCTCCAATCAAATATTGTTTTTAGTCTTCTAAGCTCTTCTGGGTAATCATGCGCAATCCATTTATCATCTATGCTATACACATCTTTTTCAACAGGTAAAGCAATTTTTAAATTTTGTATTTCATATACTTCACCTATTTTACCTGTTCTGCTAATAACAACTACATCATGTTCTTCATTATATCCATACTCCCACTTCTTGCCTTTATTCAATCTACTAATAGTAGTTTTTTTAATAGGCTCAATAATTTTGTATAATGTTTGTTGATACGCCATTACTTAGATTTTTTTTCTGCAAACCCTGAAAACGTATTTTCTTTTGTTTGCTTTGGTTTATTTTCAAGTAAACTTTTTTCTGCTTCTATTCTATTTAATATTTCAAAAGCATCAAATATTGCAAGTTTCTTGGTAGCAGCAGCGTTCTTTAATCTATCAGCTGAAACATCATCATCAGTTTCAACAATAGCTTCTTTTGCTACTTTGACCAATTCGTCAACAGCTTTATAGCCAGCTTGGATTATATTCTCTTTCTTCTTTTTTATATCCATAACGTATAGATATTTCGTTGTTTATTACTCTATATAGTCTTTCGCCTTCTATTACAAATTCATATTCACTATCTGGAGTAAATCCTATTTTTTCATTAACCTTAAAGTTATTCGTATTATCTACGTACTTAATAATACCTGTTAATGAGATTTCTTTATTAATTGAAAACTTATCATTGTTTAGTAAAGGTTTTACGAAACTAAATCCTTGATTCGCTTTCCATATGCCATCACGCTTGTAAAGAAATATTTGCTCAAGTTCGCAGAAGTATAAATTATTTTTAAAATAACTTTTACTATTGCGCTCAATACCTCTAACGTCATGCCAACGACGAAATATATTGTGATGCACATAAAGAACATCACCTCTGTTAATATGTGTATCACGTGCTATAGGTGTTTCATAAACTATTGCTTCACGACTTACAAACTTGTGATCAGATATATCGGTGTTTAATATCAACTCCTTATCTCCAACTGTTTTTGTATTGTCGTATCTTTCTTTTTTAGGTTTTATTAAAAAGGAATAAATAGGTTTCATTAATATTGTAAATTATACTCAACAGATATTGCCATGTTTTTATTAAAACTTTTCCAAGGTAAAACATCTGTACCTTTTTTTATGTAAATAGAATACTTGTCTTTTTCTTCTATTATGTCACATATTGTATGGCCACCATAAACGTCTTGCCCTACGGCATAATGCATTGCATCAGTTTTATAATTTTTTCCAATACTAATCTTTCTTATCAGCTTGCTCATCTGTTTCTTCTGTTTCAGTGAGGCTACCATCTTCTACGTTAATACTAACATTACCGTATGTTTCTTTTAATCCCATTTGCATTGTTCTGAGTTCTTCGCGAACCGTATCAAATGCTTTTAAAACTTTATTCTGATCTACAGCTAAAGCTCCTAGCTTATATTGTAGATTATTTAAAACTGATATTTTAGCTTGTAATTCTTCAAGCTCCTCTTTTGTTATTTTCTTTTTTGACATTTTATTTAATTTAATTTAATTAGACTATATACAAATATAGTGGTTATTCTTTTACATTACGTGTCCACACTATACTGAGAGTAATAAATCCTAAAGCGCATTGCAAAGTTGTATCATACGTTCCATCGTCAAATTCTTGGTGGCTATATAAAAATCCAATCATAAACCCTATTATAGGGCCTATAGTTATATCTGCATTTTTAATTTGTCCTATTATTAATAACAACGTAAATATTCCAAGTAGTATATATGCTATCATAATTTTAACTGTGTACATAAGTACCACTAGATGTAAATTTTATTATTGTACTACTACCTGATGTTGTTACGGTAGGACTACCTGTTGTACTTCCTGAGTATTCTGATGTAAGTAATCTTAATATTACTACTCCTGAACCTCCCGCTCCACTTGTACTACGAGCACCACCTCCTCCACCACCGGTGTTAGCTGTTCCGCTTGTTCCTGTTGTAGTTGCACCGGCACCACCACCACCAGAGCCTCCAGAGCCAGCAGTTCCACCACCACCACCTCCACCGCCTCCGGCGTAGGTTACAGAACTCCCTGTTATACTTGATGCTAATCCTGCTCCACCATTTCCACCTGCACTTGTGCTACTATTTGAGCCAGCTGCAGAGGCTCCTCCACCACCACCTCCGTTATAAGATGCTTCTCCTATTCCTTGTCCTCCTGCATAACCTTGATCTGCAGTACCACTACCAGCAGCTCCACCTCCATGAGCACCTCCCCCTCCAGAGCCACCGGCTCTTCCGGATCCAGGATAACCTCCACCTCCACCTCCAATAGATGTTATTGTTGTTAATCCTGTTGCTGCTATAGAGGAATTTCCTCCGTCATTTCCAGTCCCGTCTGAACCGCTTGTAGCTGCGCCTCCAGCTCCTACGGTAATTGTATAAGTTCCTGCAGATAAATGTATATCACCTTCTGGGAAAATTTTTCCACCCCCTGATATTGCTCCAGAAGAGCCATGAACATAAGTACCATAAGAAGTACGGAAACCACCAGCTCCTCCACCTGCTCCTGAACGAGCGTCACCTCTACCTCCTGAACCACCACCCGCAACACAAAGCCAAGACATTTTTCCAGCAGAATCATCAGAGGTAATATTTCTTTTAAAAGCTATAAATATATATTCAGCTCCACTTATATTATGGGGTCCATCACTATTTCTAAATCTAAATCCTCCTGTACTATTCTGTGCATGGCCTACTGCCATCATTTCACTGTACATTCTATCATCACCAGAAGTTATTTCTGCATTATTATTATTTGCTTCTAAAGTATTAAAAGGATAGTTACTAAGACTCCTTGCGGTATCTGCTATAGCCCAATCACCTGAACTATCTGATCTTTTTACCATTAAAAAATCTGGTTCAAATCCACATGCAACAGAATTACCTGTGGCACTTCCATTCCCTGTATATGTTCCAAATTTACTGTAACCTGATACACCGTGCCATAGATAAGCTATATATTGATTCCCTGCTTTATTTACACTATTTACTGTTTGTGCGCCTGCTGCAAATCCAAATGTAGTAGATCCTAAATTAGATTTAATAACCCCTCCATTATTACCCATACTTGTATAAGCCGCTGCATTAGAGCCTAGCCCAATTCCTTCGTCACTATCTAAGCTAACATGAGTACAATTCCAACCGCCTGCTTCTGATAAATCTTTCATCATAAACCACTCAGGAGTAGCTGAAAGACCGTGTGGCACTCTACTTGAAGCATCACCAGTCCCTGTCCATTTCACAATACTAAATCCTGCATTACTGTTTGCACTAACTAATGCTTTAATTGATTCGTTATATAAAGTAGTTATATCTGATGAACCTAATGCTGAATCATAAATTCTTACTCTACTTACTTCTCCATCCCAATATCCTGCGCTGGAGCCAAACTGTCCTAAATATAATCCTCCACCTGTTGAAGGAACTGCTACGGTTGTACTTGTTGAAACTACTTCTGAACCATTTAAATATGCTTTTGCAGTAGTAGAAGAATGGTCATAAGTAATAGCAACGTGATACCAAGTATCTGTTGAAACACTTGATAAAATTGTTAACCAACCACTATTACCATCTTGATATTTAATTCCTCCATCTTTAATTCCTATTGCAACTCTACCTGTTCCTGCGGACCAGTTTAATGCTATTGCCATTCTTTCTCCACTACTTGTATCAGTATTTAACCAAAGTGAAACAGTATAATTTTGTGTTCTTGTAAATGATGAATTTACAATTTGACTACTTGAACCATTAAATTCTACTGAATTACCAAATGGACCAGTTGATGTAAAAGTAATATTTGAAGCAGTACCATTATATGTTCCTGTAGAATCATCTGTGCTATCATTTTCAAATCTATAAGTTAAAATCGTGTCTGAATCATTTGCACCTTGTTCTAATATTGTCGGTTCGTTATCATCAGCTTTCCATCCCCAAGCGATATAAGTTTGGCTACTTTGATTTACAGCACCATCATTACCTACACTAAAACCATCAGTATTAAAACTTTGTAATCCTTGTGCTGATGTAGCTTGTGCACTACTTGAGCTTGACATTATATAATTTGTAGGGCCTCTCATGGTATCTAACAATTCGTGACCACTTGTACTTGATCTTTCTTTATACCATACAAGATTTGGTGAAAATCCAAAACCTGCAACACTTCTTGATGAGCCTGTACCAGTCCAATCTAGTGTATTAAAACTACTTGCTACTGTTGGGGCTTCTTCATCTGGATCTGCAGCGAATGCCATATAGATATATGTTTCGTTATTAGTATTTACTCCTCCTGAACCAGCACCACCTCCTGTGCCTACTGATTGGAAACCGTTACTATAAAAATTTATTTGAGCTCCTACCTCTGTGTTTTCACCCGCATCAGATACTATAAGAGCTTTAGTTCTTGGATTTGTAGTATTTCTTACATTATCAAATACTACCCAATTATCAGCCCCAGATGAACGTTTAATTAATAAATATCCTACCTCAAATCCCGTTTCTACAATAGGTCCATTTGTTGAGCCATTACCTGTATATGAATTATATTTTGAGTACCCTTCTATATCATGAAAACAGTATGCAAGATATGATTCACCACTTGTATTTAAATTATCAATACTTGAACTACCATTTGAAAATTGCATAACTGTTGACGTGGGGACATCCCAACCACCATGTGTTCCTGCTGATGTATTAAAAGCAGCATTAGAATCTAAATGACCACCAAATTTAGCTCCAGAACCTGCGCCTGAGTGATAAACTTGCCAAACATCTGTTGAATCTCTATTTTTAGAAAGTATAACATTTGGAGCCGTACTTAATCCATGCCCCACAGTATGGGTGGCATTACCAGTTCCTTCCCATAATACAATTGAAATCCCTAGTGTATTATTTACTTGTACTGTTGAATTTATATTAGACCCATTAGTATTTGTTGCTGTAGTTCCTCCATTAATTTTCCAACACCACGCTACATAAGTCAAGCCATTTTGATTACTATTTGTTTCAGTTCCTAATGTAAAACCATCAGCATCAAAAGATTTAATACTTGTAGCCATATTTTGTTCAGTTTGTCCTTGATTTGAATATACATATTTATTAGGACCTCTTGAGCTGTCTGACATTTTTGGTGAATGTGAATTAGTTCTGTTAGCTATCCAAACCCAATCAGGCTGAAATCCAACGCCTGTAATAGCGTGAGTCGATGCTCCATTACCAGTATATATAACTACTTTAAAGTTTTCACTCGCCACAAATGGAGGCGGTGCTGAAGACATTAATCTTTTATTTAAACTCATTTAATTAAATATTAGGAAAATCGTATAATACTACTTCTTTTTTTTCTGTTAAAGCATTTATTTCTGTTTCAACAGTTGCTGATTGTGTTCTTAAATTTGTTCTTGCTGTTTGTACATCACTTGGAATTGCATCGTTGTTATCTGTTTTTCTAATAACATACCAATCCGTTTTAGCTAATTCAGAATTGACCATTGATTTAAAATGGTTTATTCTTTTTGTTTTTAATTCATCTAAAGTTTCAGTCCATGTTTTATCAACTAAATCTTTTTTAAATACAGTGTTTGGTGAATCAAAATATATTTCACCTAGTGTATGAACTCTTTCATCATAGTCATCACTTATTACAACATCAAACATTCCTGCGTTCTTTAACTTTTCTGCTGACATTTTAGTTGCATTCATATGCACGCCTGTAGAAGAGTGAAAAGAATCTGGCACTGAAGCGTATACTTTTATTTTTCCGTTATTATTTACTGCTTTCATATATTATTTATTATGGTGTTGTGTCTGACGCTATAGGTGCAACTGAATAGTAGAATATCTCACTTGAAGCATCATCAGCAACAACAATCTGTATTAAATTAGTTGTAGAGCCGTCGTAATTAACTGTTCCTATTTTATTAAACGTAGCACCTGACATTGCAAGTGTTAATGCGTGGTTACCTGCAACTATAAGATCAACTACCTGCCCTTGCTTAGGATTTGTTATTGTAAAAGTAGCATCTCCATTCATAGTTGCTGTAAAAGTTGTAGCAGTTGCAAAATCTAATGTTTGATCTGTTCCTGTACCTTTAGCAACCAGTGTTGTATATCTTGGTTCTAATTTAGCATGTGTAATATTATCATCCACTATAGAAGCGGTTACCACTGCGTTTGAAGCAAGTTTTGCTGCTGTTACTGCATCATCAACCATAGATGCTTCTACTACAGCACTTGCTGCTAATTGATCGGCTCCTACTGCATCATCTGCTATTTTAGCTTGTGTAACATTATCATCTACTATAGATGCCGTTACAACCGCATTAGCTGCCAGCTCATCAGCGCCTACTGCGTCGTTTGCCATTTTAGCTTGTGTTACTTGATCGTCGGCAATAGAGGCTGTAACCACTGCATTAGCTGCAAGTTCGTCTGCTCCTACTGCATCATCTGCCAGCATTGAGTTTACTATAACTCCTGCTCCTATAACAAAATCTAAAGTATTATCAGAATCATCGTAGCTTACTGCTATTCCAGTTTCTGTATTACTACCAACCATAGCTCCTACTGTATCTGAAATTGTTTCAGCAAGTGTTGTACCATTAATTGTTATAGCGTCTGCTTCCAGTGTACCATCTATATCTACATCACCTGAAATATCAAGGCTTGAAGCTTCTATCTCTCCTGATGTTTTAAAAATAACATTATCACCACCATCAACTTCAAAAATAATTTGATTATCAGTTCCAAACTTTATTTGGTTATCACCATCTCTTCCAAGTATAAGTGATGTATTTAATACTGAAGTTATATTTGTCTGTGCTGCTGCTGCTGTTGCTGCGCCTCCTGCTGCTAAAGTAACGTCACCACTTATATTACCAAATATTGCATCTTCAAAATTTGAAGTTGTCATTTTAACAAGATTACCTGAATCTGATGTATCTGATAGTATTACAAGATCATCTTGTGCAAAGTCAGTTATAGCGCTTGCAAGTGAATCACCATCAAGCTTATCCATATCTATAGCTGCTCCAGATGCTATCGATGCATTGACTACTGCGTTGGCTGCTAATTCCGCTGCGCCTACCGCATCGTCTGCAAGCTTTGCTTGTGTTACTGAATCGTCCGCTAATACGTTAGCTGTTACTTTTGTTGTTGCCATTTATTAATTATTTATACTGTTAATTCAACTACTTTCCATTCTTGGTTTTCTTCATCCCAAGCATATATTTTTTCAGCTGATGCATCTTCTGGATATTGTACAGGCGCTTCCCATATATAATTTTCATTTAATGACCAACTTGCAAAAGGTTTAGGTGCATAAAAAGCATCATTAACTTCATCATAAGTATAACCTATTCCTGCAAAATTATATCTAATATTGCCATTATAAGATGTTTGAACCCAATTTCTGTGTCCAAATAAACTCTCACAAAAGTCAATACCTTTCTGTTCAGATTCTTCTTCACCTAATAATAATTCATTGTTATGTATAACAATTACTCTAGTTACTATGTTATTATCGTTTATTTCTGCAAAATGTGCCATTTTAATTTATTTTAATTTTAACTATGTACATAAGTACCACTTCCTGTAAATTTAATTACAGTATCAGTTCCATCAGTAGTTACAGTTGGACTTCCTGTTGTAGTTCCTGAATAACTTGATGTAGGTATACGTAAAATAAATATACCTGACCCACCATTTCCACCGTGATCAGTCCTGTCACCGCCACCACCACCAGCTCCACCTGTATTAGCAGTTCCACTTGATGATGTAACACCTGATCTATTTCCTCCAGCTCCACCACCGCCAGTACCACCACTTCCAGGAGTTACAGAAAAAGTTCCATTACCACCTCCCCCTGCATAAGTAATACTGCTACCAGTTATAGAACTTGAAAGACCAGCACCTCCATTTTTACTTGCACCAGAACCTGCCCCATCTAAACCTGCTGTATAAGCACCACCTCCTGAGGCACCCCCTCCAGCTGAACCAACATCACCTCCATCAGAACCTTGACCAGTAATACCACTTCCTCCAGGTGATGGATTAAAAGATGTTCCTCCTCCACCAGACCCACCGTCTCTACCATAATGATCTGTTGCAGGTGTTTCTCCTTGTCCACCCCCTCCAGCAGCACCTCCTCCACCAGTAGATATATGTAATATATTTGGTCCATTTATAATTGTATCATTTCCAGATTCCCCTCTTCTTCTATATCCTCCATTTACACCACCTGAACCAACAGTAATTACATATGTTCCAGGTACTATTGATAATTGACTTTCAGCTGATGCGTTACCTCCAGATGTTCCATAAGAGGTTCTAAATCCACCTGCACCTCCACCACCGCCATAATAACCTGATCCCCCAGCTCCACCACCTGCTACAGATAAAAAATGTGCGTTTGTTGTAGATGGTGTTATAGTAGAATGCTCATAAGTTCCTGATCCTGTAAATTTTATAATTGTATCTGAACCACTAGTAGTTACTGTAGGGCTTCCAGTTGTAATGCCGCTGTAAGACGCAGTAGGCATTCTTAAAACTATAATTCCAGAACCTCCGTTTCCAGGTTGTCCATTTTCTCCACCACCTCCGGCTCCTCCCCCTGTATTTGCTGTGCCATCACCACCGTCATTATTTAGTCCTTGACCTAATCCACCACCTCCGGCTCCTCCGGCTCTTGTTGGAGAAGAATCACTTCCACCTCCACCACCACCTGCATAAGTTACAGCTGATCCAGTTATACTAACTGACAATCCATTTCCTCCTACACCACCTGTGCTATTTCTAAAACTTCCATTTCCACCTGCTTGAGCAGCACCACCACCACCTGATCCGTCTTGCCCACCACCTGAATTAGTATTACCACCAGCATATCCTTGACCTGATGTACCTGCAGCACCTGCTCCTCCGTCACCACCACCTCCACCACCGGAGCCACCAGTTGACGCTACTCTTGTGCTAAAAGAACCACCATATCCACCTCCATTTGATGTAACTGTTGTAATACCAGGACCAGATATGAAAGAATCTAAACCTTTTTGTGAATTTGTTCCACCTGCTCCAACTATACAGGTATATGTACCATTTTCGAGTGTTAGTTTTGATTCAGAACTAGCACCACCTCCTGAGGTAGAGCCATATGACGTCCTTAAACCTCCTGCACCTCCTCCTCCTCCTCTATTAGAATAAGTTAAACCACCAGCAGAACCACCTCCAGCTACGACTAAAAAATCTGCATCTACATTAGCTAAACCTGCTTTATATATATTTATTCCTTGTCCAAACATATTATCCTATTTGACTTATACTATACCAAAATTCAGTTGCACTTACACAAGTAATTTGATAAAAGTTTTTAGTTGAACTTGTATCATCATATGTGCCAGTTATTTTATTAAATGTACCACTTGCTCCACCTACTGTCCAAGTATCAGCAGTATATGTACTTCCTGCTCCTGTTACTATTATTGATTTTGTTACTCCTATTTTAGGGTTGGTTATGTTAAAAGTAGTATTTGCATTAGGTGTTAAAGTAAATACTTGTGCTGCATCAAAATCTACAGCAACTGTTGCACCTGCGCTTAAAGCATCAATTGTAGAAAATTCATCATCTATTTTTTCATAGCTTACCGCATTGTCTACAATGCTTGCATTAACAACTGCATTTGAAGCTAATTCATCTGCTCCAATCGCATCATTAGCTACTTTTGCCTGCGTTATTTGGTCATCAGCAATATGGGCAGTATCAATTGAACCATCTGTGTAGTGCTCTGAATTTATAGCATCATCTGCAATCTTAGCCCCAGTTATTGCGTCTGCTGCTATCATTCCACTTGCAACTGTTCCTGAATCACCTGTACCTACTAAATTACCTGATGCTGTAGGTAAAACTAAGGCCGCTGAACTACCCGCACTATGAGGTGCTGCTTTTAATGTTTGATAATGTGCATTACTAACTTCACAATAAAATCTCATTTCAGCTACATTACCTGTACCTGTTCTAATTTGTATTGATCCATCGTTTATTGTTACACCACCTGATGATCCATTACCACCTATTGTTGCGGCTCCAGTTGTATTTACTGTAGTAGCTTCAATTTCACCTGATGCTTTAAATATTACATTGTCTCCTCCACTAACCTCAAATATTATTTGGTTGTCTGTTCCAAATTTAATTTGATTATCCGCGTCTCTACCTAATACTAAAGATGTATTAAGTATCGATGTAATACCTGTTTGAGCAGCATCCATATTTATAACTGAGCTAGATGCTGTAAGTCCTGTACCTGCAAAAAGTGTAGCTATATCTGCTAATGCTTCTTTCTTAGCTGTTCCTGTTGCACCACCATCTAAAAATAACATATAATCGCCATCTGCAATTGCCGCTTCTGCTGCTTCAGATAAATCTACATTAAATGTTACATCGCCTGTTGCTCCACTAACGTCCATTAATGTTCCAGCTACTGCTGATTGAACCATATTACTAATATTAACGGATCTCATATGATAAACCTCTACTTTAGCCCCGTTAGGTACATTAGTATCAAAAGTTAATGTTGTTCCTGATACCGCGTATGTATTATGATGCTGATACACACCATCCATGTAAACCATTAATTCATTTTCGCTTACTGTTGATGAACTTAATGTATAAGCAGTTGTGCTTCCATTACCTGTATATTCGTTTATTTCAACTACGTTTGCACCAGCGGCTATCGTTATTGTATCACTAGATGCGTTTGTTGTAATTGTAGTTCCTGTTCCTCCTACCAAAGTTAATGTATCTGCTGTACCATCTGCAACTATATCATCTTCTCCAGATACTGCTATTGTTTTAAATGCATCACCCGCTGCAGAAACATCTAAAGTAATTGCATTGTCTGCATTTGTAATAGTAACATTGTTACCCGCTGTTAAAGTTGCTGCTGCCGGACCGCTTGTACCACCAATTAATAATTGACCATTTGTGCTCATTGCTACACCAGCTAATGTATCTGTACCACTATCTTGTGATATAATAACTGCTTTATCAGCAAATGATGTTGCATTAGTACCTCCTGATGCTACTGCTAAGGTAGCTGATAATCCACTTGCATTACCTGTTACTGCTCCTTCTAAGTTTGCAACTAGTGTTCCTATTGCATATCCTGTTCCACTAGTATTTACTGTTGTTGTAGGTTCAGTCTGTAAATCTTTAAATAGTTTCCATTTCCCACTATCACTTGCGTCTCTAAATAATCCTGAATATAAATCTTGTGAACCAGATGTGTCGTATAATCCGTATAATCCTAAATCAACACTATCTGATGAATTGTTACCGCTACCTACAACTACTAATGGATCTTCTACACTGAGTGTTGCGGTGTTAACCGTTGTAGTATCACCTTGTACTGTTAAATTACCTGTTACTACTAAGTTATCACCTATTGTAGTTTCAGATGTTCCATGCCCAATTGTTATTGCTGTTCCGCTTATCCCTGTTCCAATAGATACTGATTCACTTGAATTAGCAGTATCAAAAATCATATAAGCATCACTGCCTTGCTTAATAGTAAGCGCTGCAGCTCTATTATCTGTTAAAGCAATATTTATATCGTTGGTTGCTGCTGATATACTATCTAATCCTATATCTGCTACATTTGAAAAGTTATTACCAGAAACACTTAAGGTTCCACCTATGCTCACATTACCTGTTGTTGTGATAGAATCTATATAAGCATCCTTAAAATATAAACTAGATGTTCCTAAATCAACGTCGGAGTCTGTTACTGGTGATAAAGCACCGTCTGTTAATTTAATTTGATCCGCTCCGGCTGTTCTTAGTGTAATAATATTATCAGATGTAAAATCAATATCATTGTCAGCATCTCTACCTAAAACTAAACTTGTGTTTAAAACAGACGTAATTGAAGTTTGTGCACCTGCTACTGCAACATCATTAGCGTTTACTGTAATACCTGTTCCTGCTCCTACTGCTAATACTGAGTTTGCTGCTGTTAAACCGGCACCTGCAAATAACGTTGCTAAGTCATCTAACCCTTCTTTTTTAGTAACTGAAGAATCAGTTGCGTCTAAGAAAAGAATTAAATCCCCGTTTGCTATACCCGTTTCAGTAACAGAAAATGTAGGTGAAGCTAAAGATGGTGATGTTAATGTTTTATTTGTAAGTGTATCTGTTGTTGCTCTACCTACTAAAGTATCTGACGACGTTGGTAAAGTAAGTGTACCTGTATTTGATATAGATGAAATTACAGGTGTTGTAAGAGTTTTATTGGTAAGTGTTTGTGTTCCAGTTTTTGTAACTACTGTACTATCTATAGTAAGAGTTACTGCTCCAGTGTCTCCTCCCCCTGATAGTCCTGTACCCGCTGTAACTGCAGTTATATCAGCTCCTGCAAGAAAAGCAGCTTTTATACCAGACATTGAGTACCTTTTTGTTGTACCGTCTGCTGCATTAACTCCTAATAAACTGTCGTTATCAGTTATAGTGGTATCTAGCGAATAAGTAGAAATTTTAGGCATTGTTTATTTGTTTTGTATTGTTTTGAACTTCTCAGCACCACGCGATCCAAAATATGCTACGTATACTGTAATAAGAAGTGATTTTAAAAGATCAACCCAGCCACCGTCAACTTCAAAGTCTAAACCGGTTGAGTCTATAAATATTAATAAGACCATTGAAATAGTTAAGAAAACTAATGTTAATGGCCTTGTGTTTTTTGAAAGCCAGGAATCAGATTTCATATCTGCCTGCCATCTTTTTGATACCTCTTGCATTTCAACAGTATCTTGATGCAGCAAAGCTAATGCTTTTTCCTTGTCTTCAGCTGGTAGTTCAGGATCTTTTTTAATTAAATTTTTAACTAAGCCAAGTACACCTTTATCTGGTAAAACTTCACCGAGACTACCGATTATATTAGATCCAGCACCGGCTAAAAATTTACCAACGGCTGTATCTTTTAATTTTTTTTTACTTTTTGACATTTGCTTTTCTTCCGGCTCTTTTGCCTTTAAGTGATTTTGGTAAATCTTCTAATTGATTACCAACTTCTTTTATAGAAGCAGCTACATCTTTTAATTCAGCTTTTAATCTGTTTAATTTGTTTACAGCATTAACTTGAATCTCTTCAACTTTTGCTTCTACTGAATCTGCGATAAAATCACCATCAGCATCTTTAATTTTTCCTGAATGAAGCATAACTAAATACACTATAACCAGTGCTTCAATTATTGCTATTATAAATAGTATTGTCATTATTTTTTATTTTTATATGGGAATATTGTATTTAAGGCATCCCTTCTGCCTTCACAACCACATGGAACATTTAATCCTTTTGAAATTATGTCTGTCATGGTTTTAATTCCTGTTGCTTTTGTGATTTTTTCTATTGAATCACCTAATCCTTTTGATTTCATATTATTAATTGTTTCTGTCTACAAGCTCTTGAATGTCTTCAACCCTTGCTTCTATTTTCATACTTAACCCCGCTTCTATCCTAGCAACTGGCTTACCGTTTCTAAAAATAATTATTACTGGAACAGATTTAATACTGTTTTTTAAATCTTCACCTTGTTCTTCAACAAATGCTTTTGAAACACTAGCTCTTTTAATAGATTTAAGTTTTGAATAATCATTTTTTTGATTCCATTTGTAATTAAAATGTATAACTGAAACGTCTTGTGAATATATAGAAAAAGTTAGTAATAAAAGTAGAGTAGTAATAAATTTTTTCATGTTAATTTTTAATTATTTCATACAACTTATTGTCAATATCCTCAAGCTTCTTACCGTTTTCCTCAACTTTTTCCTGTGTATTAATTATTGTTTCACGAATTAATTGATCTTTTAGGTCATATTCAGTTCTTGAAACTGGTGGCTCAGGCAACTCTTTAGCGAGTTGTATATCTGCTTGCAAAGAATACCACATACCAACTACTGTTACAACCACAGCACCAATTGTTATGAGTGTTTCTACGCTAACGTTAAATTTAGATTTTTTTATTTTGTCTATATCTAATTCGCTCATTATTTATTTATTTTTTCTAAGTTTTTTAAAATCAGCACCTGTTATTTTATTAAATGGTGGTGCCATACCAGCAATCCTTTTTTGTTTAGGGGATAACATTTGTGATCCATCTAAATCTTTATTCATTTTTTTATCCATAATATTTATTTTAACAGTTCCATTTTCTAAGTGCTAATGCTTTTCTTGTTGGTCTTCCCTTGCTATCTCGCATAGGCCCTTTAACACCTTTCATTCTAGCACAAAAAGATTTACGTCTTTTTGCAGCTTTACTACCCTTTTTTAATTTAGATGGAGGTGTTGTTACAGCAGTTTTTAGTTTACTACCTGGGTTATCTTTTCTATATTTAGCAACACCTTTTTTAGTCATGCCGCCTTTTTCACTATAGTAGCCCTTTGATTTTTTTCTAGAGGGTGCGTTTTTTGAAGCCATAATTATCTTTTTTTCTTCATAGCTTTTTTCTTCATTGAAGATTTAGCTTTTTTCTTTGGTGGTCTTCCGACCTTTGAACCGTAAGTTCCTTTTCCGTAAGGCATAATTTAAATTTTTATCTGTTATTATCTTTCAACATATCGTCTATAGCTTTATTAAAAACTTTATCTGTATATGTTTTGTTTTTATAAAATACATTTTGTTCAGAAACAGGTATGTCCTCGTTACCTAATAAAATGTTATATATACGTGTTATTAATCTTTTACATTTATATGAAGTATTATAAATGCTGTATTTAATTGTAGTTCTGTTTCGGTGTCTCCATACATCTATCCACCCGTCACTTCTTAATCTTTCCCATCTAGCTTTATCCCATGACATAGTGTATGTCCCGTTAATAAAATCATTACGTGTAAATCTAACTTTGCAATCAAGATATATAAGTAATTCTAAATCTGCATCAGTTAAGCCATTTTGTTTGCATGCCCACTTTCTAACGATTCTATAATATTTAAATAAATTTAAGTCGCGGATTTCCGCTGCATCTAATTTCATAAAAAAAAGATCTACAGGCCCAACCCGTGAGCCCGTCTATGATCTTAGTTATTATTAAGCGTCTAATGCGATAGCACAAGCAGTTATGTTAGAATTAGCATAAATACTGTTTACGTCATCAGCCACTACTGTGTAGTTTAAAGTATTTTTTGGATATTTAGTTGCATTGTTGATTGCATCAGCAATAGCGATCATTACTGTTTTTTCAGTATCAGCAGTAACAGTTAATGTTACAACGTCTACAGAAGCAGCTTGACCATCACCTAAACTTCCTGGAGCAAACTTTATAAGTACAGCACCATCTGAAGCACATGTTACAGACTGAAGTTTACTTACTGGAAACATCCCTGCATCATCTGCTGCATCAATAAATACTAAAAAGTGTTCTTGATTATTTAAAGCCATGATTTATTTTTTTAAAAAGTTAAACAAATGTTTCTGGTTCCGGGTTTTTGGATTTTGGTTTTAACCGACTAAAACAACATCTTGCTGCTTTATAACCTGATATAAGTTATCGTCGTATTCTATTCCGTGCCCAGCTCTTCTATCGTAATATACAGTGTCGTTTTCTTTTATACCCTCTGTAAAATTACCCGCAGATATTACTTTACCTTTTAAATATCTAATGTCATCTACGTGCTGGTCCATTATAAGAAGCCCTTTTTCTTCTTTAGGTTCTTCTTTTATAGCTTCTATTATTATGTAATTATTAATTGCCTTCATATGTTCTGACATTTGATATTACACAATCAGCTGATAATATTGTTGTTGCTACGCTTACCGCATTTATCAATGCTGTTTTAGTAACTAATACTGGATCTATTATTCCGTGTTTTACCATATCTACTATTTTTCCTGTAGTTACGTCAACACCGTTTCCTTCATCTGCGTATGGCCCATAATTAATACCTGCATTTTCAAGTATTTTTTTATATGGCGCTTTTATAGCCTCGCAGAGAATTTTTTCTGCAGAGTTTTTGTTTTTAAGTTTCGCAGAAGCATTATGCAGTGCAACACCACCACCTGCTACAATACCTTCTTTGATTGCAGCTTTTACGGCATATATGGCATCTTCAACTCTATCTTTCTTTTCTTTCAATTCTATTTTAGAGTTTGCACCGACTTTTAATATTGCAACAGCTCCTGAAAGCATTGCAAGTCTTTGTTCAAGCTTTTGTTTTATAAAAGCGTTCTTTTCGCTTTTTATTTTTTTATTGACTAGATCTATTCTTTCTTTTGCTTCTTCCGGCATTTCGCCTACAGTTATTACTGTTGAAGTTACATCTGTAACTGCTTTTACAGCTTCACCTAAAACATCAGGGTTTATTAAATCTAAATCATCACCTAGCTCTTCATTAATAACTTGCGCTCCGGTTATTGTCGCTAAGTCTTGCATAGTGTCCATTTTAGTTGCTCCAAAACCAGGTGTATCAATAATATTAATTTTTATATTACCTTTTACCTTATTCATAAGCAGAGCTGACATAGGCTGTTGATCCATCTGTGCAACTATTAATAAGCTACGTTTTTCTTTTATAACGTGTTCTAATACGTTTTGTATTTTACGTATACTTGGAATAGCTGATGCTACTATAAGGACGTACGGGTTTTCGAGTATGGCTTTATTTTTTTCACTATCTGTTACAAGATGTTGTGATTTAATTCCACAATCGAATTGTACCCCGTCAACTATTTCACTGAATGTTTCTTCTGTGTCAGATTCTTCCATCAATACGACACCGTGTTCACCTACCGATTTATATGCGTCGGCTATTGTCGATCCCAACGTTCTGTCGTTGTTGCATGATATGGAAGCAACATCTTCCAGCATTTCGCCCTTTATATCTATACTTTTGCTATTCAAGTATTTTAATACTTTCTCCAGGCCACTCGACACCGCTGATTTTATCTCTCTTATTGAGTAATCTTCTGTTGCATCATTCATTTCCTGGAGGAGAGAATGGGCGAGGACGGTTGCTGTGGTGGTACCATCCCCTGCCTCTCTCACAGTTTTTTTGGCTGCTTCTTTTATTAGTGTTGCACCTATATTTTCCACCGGGTCCATAAGTACTACTGATTCCGCGACTGTAACACCGTCTTTTGTAATTACGGGTTTACCCATTGCATCTTCATATATAACACACTTTCCTGAAGCGCCTAGAGTAGATTCAACTGCATGCGCTAGTTTATCTACACCTTTCATAACCTTACCTCTGGCATTTACTCCAAAAGTAAGATCTTTTACTATCTCACTCGGGTTATTGAATTCCATTTAATTAAATTTATATAAGTGATTATTTGAATGTTTTAACTACTTTCGGTCCGTTTACAAATTCAAGTTTCTTTTCGTAATGCTCGATGCTTTTATCGATTGCTGTTTCACACGCATCTATAGTTTCTCTTCTAGTTACGTCGTGCCATTTGCACTCTTCGCAATTGTTACTATCTTCGCATGGTGTTGAACAGTATTCGGCTTGATAATATCCGTTTGGTAATTGAACTATTCTCCAGTTTTTTTTGTCTGTTAAAAGTTCCCAAAGCTTCCTGGTTTCTTCGGGTATTCCCTGCCCACCTTGTGAGAAGGAATAGGTTTTATAAAAAAGTGTCATTGTTTTTGGTTTTTAGGTTTTATCCTATACGGTTATAATTACGTAGTTTTATTCTTTTTTAGTACCACGACCACCGTTTCCCCTGTTGACTTTAACAGTTACGAATTTCTTTCTACGGTGATCATAGTCCATGCCTTTAATTTTAATACCTTTTTTAGCTGCCTCTCTTCTCCTTCTTTGATTCTCCGCTTTCATTTTTCTTCTTCTTGGAGTTAATGCATACGCTAGGTCCCTCGCTTTCTTTGCTGCAGCGGCCTTTTTACTAAGCTTTTGTTTCATAGATATATAATTGCGCTTTTGCGCAAAATTTTAAAAATATGACAGTAGCATCCTATTTAATATATTATATACCCTATCGTCATACTAAAAAATGTTGTAAGATATATAGAGGTTTTGGGTTATACATATATTTTACGACACCGCCACTGTTGCGGAAACACTTTTTTTTAGCCCCACGGGGCCCTGTTTTGCTCGATTCCCTCCAGGATTTTCAGCTTTTTCCGATTGCGCTCTGGTGTCTCTAGGTCTGGTCCTGGGTCGCACGGTCTGGTCGCGTGTCCGTTTTACGTGTTCGTACGTGTTGCCGTTGCTGGCTTCGTGTGCGTTCGTGTGTCCGTATCCGGAAGCGTTCCCGGCGTGATCACGTTAACACCCAGATAATATTACCGTATAACACTAAACACTAACACTATGGAAGAGCACGATATAGATGCGCTGATCGACTCGGTTTACGGGAACGATCACCTTTACGGGTCGGATGAGTAAGTCCGGCTCGGGGCTTCGGCCCAGTCCTAAATGCTATACGTCATTAATACGACTTCATTTAGATAATATATATGAACTTTAAAAATAATTATAATGCAAAAAATTAAATACAATAAATCAAAAAATCAATACATAATTTCAACTTTATCTAAAAATAAACAAATAATAAATCTTGAAATCTTAACTAAACTTTGCAACAAAACTCAAAGCTTACTTAAACTAAATAACAACTGGCAAACAACATCATTCTTGCCTAACTATGTCAAAATTAACAATGACTATTACTTACAAGAATTTGACTTTGACTATGTTGACTAAATCTTAACCCAGCTTAACCTACTTTAATTAATAACTTAAAACTTAAAACAATGACTAAATTAGAAAAACTTCGTAAAAAAGTAAAAACACAAAATACGTGGACTAACAAGAGGATCACGTTCGGAACTACGGATACGATTAAATCCAGTACGAAACCGAGTTACAGCCGAAACGCGCTGTGGACGTATCACGGTAACAAGGAGTATTACTCACACTGTAAGTGGGAAGGGCTTAGAGAAGCGTAAATGCTATACGTCTTCACAACGATTGAATATAGATAATATAAATGTAAAAACAATAACTATGAAACATATAAGTAAAAAAGAATTTAATAGATTCTATAAAATAATG